TATGACACCGAAGTTCGTCGCCAAGAACAGGCACAACAACAACCTCAACAGCATAACGAAACCTATCGTGGAGTTAAGTTTGTAAAGGAGTCAAAGTGATGAAAAAACTTAACTTCTTACAACTTATCAAAGAGCAAAAGCAAAAAGAAGAACGCCGCCACCAAGCATCGCTTGTTCAATTGGTCGGTAATAGGTAATGAAAGATTACCATTATCACTGGGATGATATGGATAAAGATAGTAGGGAACCTGCCTGTTATCTTTTAACATATCGTGGATGTAGATATTGGTCATGTTATCGCATTCATCTGGTGGAATGGTTTGAAAAGATGTTTAAATCAGAGGGGTCTTAGGATCCCTCTTTTTTTATAAATATTTTAAAAAAACAAATGAAGACTTATAAGCAATTCATAAGTACATGTGAAAATATAAGAAATGAAGAAGAATTAGAAGAAGGTATAAGAAAAAGATTGGCCGCAGCTGCGCTGGGGGCTGGTTTAGCTGCTGGGTCTGGTGCCTTTGCAGCACCTTCTGCTAAGGCAGTTGACTGGAATGCTGGTGTTAAGTTTGGAAGAGGTACTACAGCAGTTTACGGTGGTGCTGGGAGTGGTTCTACTCAACAAGGTGGAACTGCATGGAATGTTCGTGGTGAACTTGGAACAAGAACAGGAACTGGCCAAGGTGATAGAATAAACAGAGGAATTGATGCCGCAATTCAAAACTATAAAACTGGTAATTCCGAAAATACCAGTACATCATCTGGAGAAAAGAAAGTTGGTTATGGTTCCTTTAGTGCAAATGTAAGTGGATCTAATCAAAAAGCAGCACCGCCAAAACCAGTAACTCCTAAAAAGAAAGTAAAACAAGAAAAAGAATTACCAGAACCTCCGACAACTCTCAAAAAACAAAAAGTAAGACCAGACGGACCTGTTGGCCCTGATGCATACCAACAAGCAAGAGCGAGAATGGAAAAGCAAGGTTTTACTGATGCTGCCGGTAATGCATATACAAATGCCACTCAGGCAGTTAATAGATTAGCTGGATCTCCAAATGCAGCATCCAGAGCACAAGCAGCACAAGCATTTAGAGATTTAGAACTTCTTGGAAGAGTTAATAAGGGTGCAAGACTATCAAGGTCTAGTGGAATCAAACATGGAACTATTCAACCTGATGGTTCTGTAACATTTTAATTTACCAGAGGGGGGTCTTGACACCCCTCTTTTTTTTAACTATAATACCTTTGTTGAGGTTCATGAACATGGATAAAGAAAAGCTTAAATTAATTGTCAGAAATCTTGATTCTCTGGTTCAATGTTTAAAGTCAGAGATCTATTCTGATGTTGACTCATATAAGACTACAACAACACGACTCACAGATTACGACGAAGTATTTTACGATGGAGACGATGATGGATATCCCGACTGATTTTGAATTCATGAAACCAGAAGTTAAGCTTATCAGTGTTACTCCAGACGCTGAAAAGCACATGGCATACTGTGCAAGAGTAAGTAATCCCAAGAATCAAGAAAACGAAAAGTTCTCTGGACTACTTAAGTATTGTATTCAGCATCAACACTGGAGCATCTTTGAGCAGGCCTCAATGACTGTAGAGATTAACACTACAAGAGGAATCGCAGCTCAAATTTTGCGTCACCGTTCTTTTACATATCAAGAATTTTCACAACGATATGCTGATGCAAATCTTCTTGGTGGTACTATTCCTCTGCCAGATCTCCGCAGACAGGATGATAAGAATCGTCAAAACTCAATTGATGATATTCCTGATTATTTGAAACTTACTCTTCTTGAAGATGTTCGTATTTTGTTTGAGCACTCTCAGAGAGTCTATAACCGTCTTCTGGATAAAGGAGTAGCAAAGGAGTGTGCAAGGTTCGTACTGCCTCTAGCGACCCCTACACGCCTGTATATGACTGGTTCTGTGCGGTCTTGGATCCATTATATTGATCTTCGCTCAGCTCATGGTACTCAGAAAGAACACATGGAGATTGCTGAACTAGTTCGTTGCATTTTTACCTGTCAGTTCCCTGCAGTATCTGAAGCACTTGGTTGGACTCGTAAAGAAGAATGTCCAGAGTGTAACGATGCACCTTCTATTACAATTGAGTAATGCATTATATTTTTCCTCAAAATTTTGTTTATTGGCAAAAAATTTATAATCATCAAGAAATAAAAGAAAAATATTTAAAACTAATTCTTGATGACTATGAAAATAATAGAGATGAGTACAAAGAAAAAAGTGACTGGAACTGTAATGTAGTAACTAGTTACTTTGATTTCAATGGAAATAATAAAAAAATATTTGATCAATTTTTTATTGAGAATGTAATTCAGAATCCTATTGAAAATTGTATTGAAGAACTTAAATTAGTTCAACCCTCTACTGTATCAATATTTAAATTGTGGTATAATGTATATGGTCAAAATGATTATCAAGAAGTTCATCATCATCTAGGTGACAGACCAATTAGCTATTCTGGAATTTACATTTTAGATTTATGTGGTAAGAATAATACTCATTTTTACCAACCAGGAACAACAGTAGAATCTCATTTTGGTTCAACTTTTAGAGGATCTGATCTTGAAGAAGGTGATGTGATTATTTTTCCAGCATCTCTTTCGCATTATGCTTCTCCTGCAGAGTCCAATAAAGTATCTGTTTCATTTAACGTTAAATGTTCATATGAAGTTAACTCATAAATATCCTTACACATTATTAATTAATTATGGCGACTTATCCAGTAATCAATAAAGTTACCGGTGAACAAAAAGAAGTAACTCTTAGTGTTCATGACTGGGATCAGTGGAAAAAGGATAATCCAGATTGGGATCGTGACTGGTCTGATCCATCAACTTGTCCGGGATCAGGAGAAGTTGGTGAGTGGAAAGACAAACTCATTAAAAAGAATCCAGGATGGAATGATGTTTTACATAAAGCATCAAAGGCTCCTGGTTCAAAGGTAAAAACTATCTAAATTTTCTATGGCTAGAAAGAGAAGGACTACTGACCAACCAATTGGTGTGGGATTAACTGCGAAGCAAATGAAACGCAAAAAACCCATTAATACAGATTTGCTTCTTGATATTGAACCTTTAACTGACAATCAGCAAAGGCTTTTCAAATCATATGAAGAAGGTAAAAACTTAGTTGCTTATGGTTGTGCAGGGACAGGTAAAACATTTATTACTCTTTATAATGCTTTATGTGAGGTTTTAGATGAACGTAGTCCTTATGAAAAGATCTACATCGTTAGGTCTTTGGTAGCTACAAGAGAGATTGGTTTTCTTCCTGGTGACCATGAAGATAAATCTTCTCTCTATCAAATTCCTTATAAGAACATGGTTAAGTACATGTTCCAAATGCCATCAGAAGCAGATTTTGAAATGCTTTATGGCAACTTGAAGACGCAAGGAACAATTAGTTTCTGGAGTACATCATTTATTCGTGGTACTACTTTTGACAATGCGATTATCATTGTTGATGAATTTCAGAATCTAAACTTCCACGAGCTTGATTCAATCATCACTCGTGTTGGAGAGAATTGTAAAATCATGTTCTGTGGTGATGCAACTCAATCTGATTTAATTAAAACAAATGAAAAGAATGGTATTGTTGATTTCATGAAAATTTTGCATTTAATGAATTCGGTTGATATTATTGAATTTGGTGCGGAAGATATTGTTCGTTCTGGATTTGTTAAAGAATATATTCTTGCAAAAATGGAAATTAATCTATAAAAACAATTTAAAAATAACTCAATGAATTTTACGCATTTAAATTATCTTGGTGACCTTGAACTTGAGAAGAAAGAGGAAGATGGTAAACGTCTTTATCATCTTCCTAATGGGGAATGGGGATACTCTATTACAACAGTCACTGGTTTTTATAAAAGAAAAACAATTCTTGAATGGCGTAAAAGAGTTGGTGAAGAAAAGGCAAATCAAATAAGCAGAAAAGCGGCCGCCAGGGGGACGGACTTTCACCAAGTCTGTCAAGACTATCTTGAAAATAAAGAACTAAATTGGGATGATTATCAACCCATGACAAAGTTTATGTTCTTTCATGCGAAACCTTATCTTGATAAGATAAATAATATTCATGCAATTGAGAGAACACTCTACTCAGAGTATTTTGGATTAGCGGGTAGAGTTGATTGTATTGCAGAGTATGAGGGAGAACTGGCGGTTATTGACTTTAAGACCTCTGATAGAATTAAACCAGAAGAGTGGATTGAAAATTATTTTGTTCAAGAAATGTTTTATGCAGCTGCATATTATGAACTGACAAAAATTGCTCCAGTTAAATTGATTACTATTATGGTAACTCCTGGCGGAGAAGTCAAAATATTTGACAAAAGGAACAAAGACGAGTATATTAAGTTATTAGTTCGTTATATTAAAGAATTTGTATCTAACAGTTTTAAACCCGATGGAGAATAACGAGTTCGTAAAAGAACTAGAAAATAAGTTCTTTTGCCCTTCCAGATTCGCAAAAGAAATAGAAACGTTGGTTCACAATGGTGAAATGACATACATTGATGCTGTCATTTATTTCTGCGAACAAAATAGTATTGATTTGGAATCAGTTCCTAAACTTATTTCAAAACCTCTGAAAGAGAAAATTAAGTATGAAGCAATGGAACTTAATTTTCTCAAAAGAACTTCCCGAGCTAAACTCATTTTTTAATTTTAATGATGCCATTTGATGCTTACCGAACCTATTTGTCATTGAAAAATCATTTTACAAAAGATAAGTACGATTACCATAAGTATTGTGGTAAGAGTAGGGCAACTGTACAATCTTTTTACAAACGCAAAGATCGTTTTTGGTTTGAGAAAGTGACGCGACAGAGAAACGAAAAAGAAGTAGTAGATTTTTTCGTTGCCAATTTTGTTGCATGTTCGGATCCAAGCTCTTTATGGATCGGAGAAATTATAAGAGAGGGAGATAGTAGATATAACGAATGGAGAAAGAAGATACAATCACTCTCTTATATTTTTAAAGAAGAAGTTTGTTCCACTTTTAATGCTAAGAACTTTGATGAGATGTTTAAAATTGTTGGCAACAAACATCCTCAAATTCTAAAAGAACATCTCCAAAACAATTTGTCCCTAGAGACAATGTTGGTGTTAGATAAAATTCTTAACTATAGAGTTGAGTTTGATAAAAAATTAAATGATCCTGTTTGGCAATTAACTTCAATGAAGTTAAAAAAATACTCTCCTTTTCTAAATATTGATGTGTTCCGATTCCGTAAAATTCTCAAGGAGTGTCTGTCATGAGTTTCTTTAACTCAGAATTTGTTCGTTCGGAGTTAGCAGAAATTTCTGAACTCCAAGAAGAAATTTATTTGAACATCTTTAAGTTTCCTTCAATGAGTAAGGAAGATAAACTTTATCATGTAAATGCATTACAAAGGCTTTTGGAAAAACAAAAAGTTTTATATACTCGTTTGAGTCTTTCTGATGATCCAGAAGCAGTTGAAATGAAAGACAATATTCTAAAGTCTGCTAGAATGATGGGGTTCCCACCTAACGTTGATATGTCTGTCTTGTTTAGTAACATGTCAAAAACAATTGAAATGATGAAGCAGCAGATTGACAAGACTGGTTCTGACGTGCTATGATGGGAATCGGGGACGCCATAACCCCTTTAAAAAACACAGGCCAAATCCAAACAATCCGAGGTAATCCGAATGTCTTTTTCCGATCTCAAAAAGCAATCTAAGCTTGGTTCTCTCACTCAGAAACTGGTAAAAGAAGTAGAGAAGATGAGCACAACTTCTAGTGGCGCAGATGAGCGTCTCTGGAAACCCGAAATGGATAAAACTGGAAACGGTTTTGCCGTTATCCGTTTTCTTCCTGCCCCTGAAGGTGAAGAACTTCCCTGGGCAAAAATGTACTCTCATGCCTTCCAAGGTCCTGGTGGTTGGTACATTGAGAACTCTCTGACTACTTTGGGTCAGAAAGATCCTCTTGGAGAATACAACCGCGAACTTTGGAACAGCGGTTCTGAAGCAAACAAGGAAACTGTTCGTAAGCAGAAGCGTAAACTGTCTTACTATAGCAACATCTATGTGGTGAAGGATCCTACTAATCCCCAGAACGAAGGTAAAGTCTTCCTGTTCAAGTATGGTAAGAAGATCTTTGACAAGATCATGGAAGCTATGCAACCTGAGTTTGAGGATGAAACTCCCATTAATCCCTTTGACTTCTGGCAAGGTGCTAACTTCAAACTGAAGATTGTCAAGAAAGATGGTTATTGGAACTACGATAAGTCCGAGTTTGATCGTGTTTCTCCTCTTCTGGACGACGACGATGCTCTTGAAGCCCTATGGAAGAAAGAGTATTCTCTCGCAGCAGTAACTGCCCCCGATCAGTTCAAGTCTTATGAAGAACTTGAGAAGCGTCTGAAGATGGTTCTTGGGCAGAAAACTTCCCGTCCTCGTCTGGATGAAGAAGTTGATGATGAAGATAATGATCGCGGATCCTATACTCCCGACTTTGGAAATCGTCGTCAGGAATCGGATCTTCCCGAAAGCATTCGTGAAGAACTAAGTTCTCTTTCTAGTTCTTCTCCTGCTCTTCCGAAGATTAATTCCTCAGAAGATGAAGATGAAGACGATGCTCTGTCTTACTTCCAGCGTCTTGCAGAAAGCTGATTAACTATTAGGACTTGCAAACCTAGTATTTTCAACCTTCTTCAGAGTATTGCTTATATACTCTGAAGAATTTTTGTATCTGAGCTCTGATAGAGAATCTCTAATTGCACTATCTAGATATTCTCTTTTTAGAATCCAAATAGATCTTCTTTGTTCATTTAAGTCAATCTCATATTCATAATTTGAAATTGGTCTTAAAAGTGCTGCACCTGATGCAGTTACTTGAGTCTCTAGAGTAGTATCATAAAATTTAAATACAAAATCTTCATCAACTACAATACCACCTTCCAGCATTATATTTCCTGCAAAGTCTTTTACTTCTTTTGTGATGTGATATCTAATACTATTGACCACACTTTCTGAACCGTATTTTGTCAATAAAAATTCGTAAAAATGTTCATCAGTCATTGGCCAATTAAATCCTTGATCAATGACGTTGTTAACTGTTAAAATGATCCAATCAAGTCTCGGGTCACCATAGAAGAGGTGTGCAACTTGATCGGGTCTCTCATTACCTTTTACGCGATACTTATCTATTGCGGTAAAGTCAAGAAACAAATCTTCTCTTAACTTTACTCTTCTGAATAGATTTTTTACAGTTACAGTCTCTGCAGATGATGTCTTATCATTCAGTAGAGATGGATATAAAAAACTTGGTATTCTTTGAAAGTAAGACATTTTTAGAATCCTGTTCCTTTGTCGTCTTTAAAGTCTTCGGAGAAGATTGGTTCAACTTCACCAAATGTTAAACCTAACGTCATGTGAGTTGGTGTTCCATCTTCATACGTTGAATATACACTGCTTCCAGTGTAGTTTACGTTTACAGATTTTAATGCACAATACTTAAATCTATTTAAAAATGGATGAAGTTTTCCTTTATGCATATAATTTAGTTCAAATATATCTGGTGCCGAAAGAAAGAAATCTCCTTTACTTTCAATTTTTGGTGCTGAATGTTTTTTCAGCATGAGAATCATTTTTCTAACTTGTTCTGCTTCTTCTGGACTGCTTGGTATAATTGGAAACATGAAGGAAAATTCTCTCAATGTTGGACCATCAAATAGCAATTCTTTATTTGGGTTAATTGATTTTCCAGCACCTCTAGCAAGTAATTGTTTTATATCCATAGATCCGCCTGTTATGGATGTTACAGCTTTAGCTGCGGCATAACCGGACCATAATTCACGAGCAGATTCACTATCCTTTAAGAAAGCATCTTTTGCATATCCCATTGAAGTTGCAATTGCTTCTAGTGCTTCTGTGATTCCCGCAGATTTGATAACATCTTTGCCACCACCAACTGCTATTGCTTCTAATGTGTTTAAGTCGGATTCGGACCAGTTGGCAGTATTTACTGCACCAATGTCATTTGGTATAGCAAAGTATAAGCAACCGAGTGATGTCTCTCCTCCAGTCTTTACACCACCAAGAAATTTTCCCGCTGCACCTGTTATTGATCCCGCACTACCTGCTCTCTCATACTTTTTAATAGTAATTTTCAACCAGTCTTGTTCTAATGAACCATCTAGTGGATATCTGAGAACAGGAACTCCGCTTCCAGCACATGATGGTCCTCCAGTTCCTGTTCCAGGTGCAGAAGCTGCTGTTATGTATGCTGTTGTTGGATCATACGACAGTGCTGATGCTGACGGAAATGGTGGTACAGATTTTAATGTTGGTGTGGTAACCAATGGAGGTAATGCAGCTGCACTAGACCATGTAGTTGCTAATGCACTTGATCCAGCTAAAGTATATGATGGTTCTGCCATTAACAGTTAGACTTTATTTTTATTTAGTTGCATATTTAGCATTTCTTAAATTCCCAAATCATCCTCTGTCAAAATTTTAAATTCCCACAAATGATCTTTACAGAATTCTTCAGCAGCGGCCCATTTGGCCTGATTGACCACGTATGTTTTTGCTTCGGATACGTATGAACGTGTTGTTCTCTTTGATGATTTTATTGGCTCTTTTGTTTGTTTTTTTGGTTTAATCTCAATCAAAGATTTTTTAATATTTCCTTTTTTATCTTTATACTTGATATAAAAATCTGGATAGTATTTGTGCTTTTTTCTATCAATTGGTGATATATAAGGTATATGTATTTCCTCTGAAGCCCATTCTAAGATATTTTCATTTAGGTCACAGTACTGCATAAACTTTCTTTCCCAAAGTGACCTATAAATAATATTATTAGGATTGCCTAGATATTTTTTTTCGTTAGAAGGTTTGTACCTACCCTTATATGACATAACAACTTTTTAAATTTATTTAGAGAATGACGAAATCTTCAAGTCCAGCGTCACATTTAACAACTCCAACTTTTACTCCAGCAACAACAGGTGCTACTGGATTTGTGGGAGATCCGACTTTTGGTGTAGATCCTTCTCTAAGTCTTCCGGGTTTATCTGGGACAGGTGCTTTAGCAACAACACCTACCCCTCCTTCAACTGGTTCCACTGTATCAACTTCTGCTGCAATATCTGGTAGTGGTGAAAGTAGTCTTGCAGGATCTCCACCTCCACCAAGAAATCTAACACTATCTCCAATAGATATTAATTCTTCTCTTGGTGTACAACTTGGATCTCAGGCAAGTTTATTTGAAGTTAGTTTTGCTGGGTTTCCGATTGGATTGAGGAGAACATCTTCGTCCTTCATTAGCAATGCTGCTGGATTACTATGTCATAATGCTGTACTACCAGGAACAAGTTTTGGAACAGCAGACATTTATGGTGTGTATCAGCAAGTAACTCAGAAGTATGCTCATAGTAGAATATATCCAACAGTATCATTAACTTTCTATGAAGATAGAAGTTATAAAATGATTACATTTTTTGAAGACTGGCAAAATTATATGACAGTTACTGGAACATCATCTGTCAATGCTCAGAATTATTTTTACAGAATGAGATATCCAAGTCAATATAAATGTGATACTATGTTCATCACAAAGTATGAACGTGACTATGGTCTTAGACCTCCATCTGGCGGTGGAGGTATTCTTTCGTCTTTTGGTATTGGTGGATCTGGTGGATCAAAAAATCGTGGACCACTTTTACAATATCAGTTTTTAAAAGTCTTTCCGATTAATTTTTCTTCAATACCTGTTTCTTATGGTGATACTGATATATTAAAGGTAACCATTGAGTTTTCTTATGATAGATATTTGATGAAGAATGATGGTCTTGGCGCTGATGATGGACTGAGACCTTCTGGAACTGGAGCATCATCTCCGACTGGATTATCAATGGAGTCTGCAGCTGCTGGTGCCTCTGGTGGAGCAGGTGGTATATCACCAGAAATGGCTGCTTGGGCATTATCTAACAAAGGAATGATTGATAAGTATGGACATACTAGTGCCACTCCTGGCAATGATCAACCAACAATACTAGCTCAGGCTCAAGCAGCATATCCACCAGGATCTCCTCAACTTACCGCTTTGCAGGCACAATTTGGTTTCTAATTGCTTGTGCCATAATAAATAAAATTAATCTGAATTCTATAGGAGATTATGCCTTTACCAAAGATTTCTACACCAACTTATGAGTTGATGTTGCCTTCAAATGAAGAAACTTTAAAATATAGACCTTTTCTTGTTAAAGAAGAGAAATTACTTTTGATTGCATTACAGTCACAAGATCAAAAGCAAATTACCAATGCTATTAAGACTGTAATTAAAGATTGTATTTTAACTAAAAATGTTAAAGTTGACTCTTTACCAACTTTTGATATTGAATGGCTTTTCTTAAATATTCGTGGTAAATCAATTGGTGAAAAAATGGAAGTCAATTTGATTTGTCCGGATGATGGTGAAACAACTGTAAAACAATCTATCTTTATTGATGATATTAAAGTCTGGATGGATGATGAACATGAAAAGACAATTGATCTTGGCGAAGGTCTAAAAATGGACCTTAAATATCCTTCTCTAGATGAGTTTGTTAAGAATAACTTTGATGTCGGTGACAATGCTGGTGTGGAGCAATCGTTTGATCTGATTGCTGCATGTGTTGACAAAATTTATAGTGATGAGGAAGTTTGGGTAGCAAGTGATTTTTCAAAGAAAGAGTTGAAAGAATTTATTGATCAGTTGACAACTGATCAATTCAAAAAAATTGAAAAGTTTTTTGAGACGATGCCTAAACTTTCTTATGACACTAAAGTAAAAAATCCAAAAACTGGTGTAGAAAGTGAAGTCAAACTTGAGGGTCTAGCAAGTTTTTTCGCCTAGGAATGTCTCACATGGATTTGGCAAGTTACTTTAAATTAACTTTTGCCATGATGCAATATCATAAGTATAGTCTGACTGAAATTGAAAATATGATGCCATGGGAAAGAGACATTTATGTTGATATGCTAAAAGCACATGTAGAGGAAGAGGAATTGAAAGCAAAACAAGCACAAGCAAGCGGTAGATAAGAATGCCACAAGTCGCTGAAAAGATTGACGAAAGAATTCTTAAAATCTTAGGTCTAAAGGATACCTTTGACCTAGATTACAGCGACTATTCTTCTCTACTCAGAGAAAAGTTAGCAGCTAATAGAATACAAAAAGTTTTATCTGCAGATGAAGATAAACTCATATTAGATGAATTCAAAAGAGTAAAGTCAAAGACTGGGAAGTTTAAAGGAACAAAGAAGAAAATTGGTGCGAGCGTAGAAACAAAAAAACCTTCAAGTGGGTACTATAAATCTCCATTTGCAAAAGAACAGGTTAAACGACAACAGGCGGTTAAACCAAATACAAAAGTTACGGCACTTTCAACATACGTAGATAAAACTTCTGGACAAAAGATATCACCCGGTGCTCTTATGAAAAGAGACGGTGGTTCTTTGGTAAAACCACTACAAGAACAATCCAAAAAAATAGCTAAAGTCGCTAATATACTTGAAGCATCTAAGAAGCAAGAAAATAAAATTGAGTCTGAAAAGAAAAAGGATGAATTAAAATTAAAGGATGAAGAAAAGAAAAGAGAGACTGAAGCCAAACTTGAGAAAAAAATTGAATTACCATCTCTCACAAAATTAGCTGATCCAATTTTAAAACCAGTCAAAGGGATATTTCAAAGAATTCTTGAAGCTTTTGGGTGGTTAGCTGCTGGATGGCTTGTTGATAAGGTAATAGTTTGGATGAGTGATCCAAATAATCAACAAAAACTTGATTCTTTGGGTCAGTGGTTTAATGATACCAAAGAAAAATTAGAGTCTCCAGAAAGTCAAAAAAGATTTAAAACTGTAACGAAATTTTTAAGGGAGCACTGGTTAGCATTATTTGGTAGTTCCGGAGTAATGTTATTATGGTCTAACGGATTGGTTAGATTTAGTGTAAAACTTCTTGGAAGTATTGTTAAAGCGACTGGCAAGATTGCTGTTGCTGTTGGTAAAATGCTTGCTAATTTGGCAATACGAAATCCTAAAGCTGCAGCAGCATTTGCCGCTGCAACAGCGGGTCTATATCTTGCGAACAAAGAAAAAGTTGATGCTGCAGCTTTACCATATTTGAAAGGAGCAAAAAGTTTTGTAGATAATACAATTATTGGTGGCACAACAGTAGTAAAAAAAACTTCTGAATTCGTTGATGCTGGCGATAAATTGTTTAAGGTTGGCAAATATTCAGAAGATTATGGAAAAAATGATGGAGGAGTAATTGGTTTAAATTCTGGTGGAACTGTACCAGTAATGCTTACTAAGGGCGAAGTCGTTGTTCCCCCAAATAAAGCAAGACAGATTGGTTATGGCAATTTGTACGCAATGAATTCCCTTGGCAATCGTCGTAATGAGGGTGGTCCAATATTACCCTTTAATATGGGCGGAGGCGTAAAGGTTGTTCCTGGAAGAGGACCAAATGTTGATAGTGTAAGGGATAGATTGCCAGTTGGTTCTTTTGTTCTTCAAAGACCTGCTGTTGATGCCATGGGAGGTCCAAGAGCTTTCCGTGGATATAATACTGGTGGAGCAGTTAATACAGTTGCACAATATGGGACTCCTCAACAGAGAGCACTTCTTGATACAATTTCTTGGGCTGAAGGAACCTTCACAAAAAATCGTGAAGAAGGTTACAAGATTATGTTCACTGGAAAAAAATTCCAAGCTCCTCCATGGGAACATCCACGAAAAATAAATTCTGGTGGGGGACATAAAAGTGACGCGGCGGGTAGATATCAATACTTATCTACAACATGGGATGACGTTGCTCGCAGAATTAATGCTACAGATTTTTCACCATCAAATCAAGATAAAGGTGCATTAAATTTAGCTGAAGGTAGAAATAAGAGTATATGGTCAGAACTTAACAGTAAAGGTTTGACAAATAATATTATGCATAAGATGTCTGGAATATGGGCATCATTTCCAAAGCTAGATGGTGCGAGTGCTTATGGCCAACCAGTCAAAAAGGGAGAAAAACTTGTAGATTTTTATAATAAGACTTTATCGGGTGCTGGGCCAGGAACTGGACTTTCACCCACTGGTTTAAATAATACGGACACTCCAGAAGCATCTAGTAGTTCTGCTGGTGGAATGTCATCCGGAAATCCTTTGGATTTCTTTGGGTTGGTTAGAACTGCAATTGAAAAAATATCCAATTCAAATTCCAATCCCAATGAAGGTAAAAATAAGGGGGGTTTGATTAAACTTTTGAATTCTGGTGGTGTGGCTAATCCATTTCCAGAAGGAAGTTATAAGGGAGGCCCAGGACAAAAATTTGGAGATCCGCGACCTTATGGTGGCCATGCTGGCATTGATATTACTGAAAATACACCATATAAAGATGATCCAAAACGCCCAATTTATGCCGCTAAGGCTGGAAAGGTTATATCAGACAAATATCAAAAATCAGGTTATCTTTCTGGATTAATGCTAGATCATGGTGATGGATCTGAAGCAAGATATCTTCACATGATTCCATTTAAAAACATTGGAGATTCTGTGGATACTGGAGAACAAGTTGGAAAACTTATAGATCTTGGCAATCAAACTCATTTGCACTTGGAATATTATAATAATAAAAAAAGGTTAGATCCACTTGAATTTTTGCGTGGAGCTTCAACTGGAAATTATAAAACAACCCCCGAGAGGGGTACTGATGAAGATACACCTAGTTTCGGTGAAGTAGAATCTCCATCTATACCAACACCATCATCACCGTTAGATTTCTTCAGTGTTCTTAGAACAGCAGTGGAGACTATTGGTGGTAAAGAAAGCGTTGCTGAATCTGATTCAAAATTAAAGACCGATATAAAAAAGATTTCAACCACTCCTCCATCAAAAACTAAACCACAATCTACAGTTTCATCTGACATGATGACGCTTCCTCCAGATGTTGTTAAGACTGGAAAACCTTCCGTAGAAAATAATGTTCAATCACAACTACCTAAACCAACACAGAAAACTTCTGTTCCATCAGTTCCTTCATCCGATATGAATGTTGTTAATCCATCAAAGGGTGGGTTTCAGTGGAGTTATGCAGAATATTATGGTATTAAATAGTAGTAGGAATTAATAAAAAATGGCTCTTTTACTGCCACCATCAGGAACTTCTAGTAAGAAAATTAGTGTTAATAGTAGTGCCATAAGTGTTAGAACTGGTTCTGCTATTGGTGGCACCAAAGCATCTGAAAAAAAGATATCGTCATCAGCTCTCCTTGATTCTAAAAAGGAAACATCTGCTATAGTT